CCTCCAACCAACTGGAGCAGCCATCATCCTCGCCCGCCGCTGTGGCGCCCCCAACGTCCATTCAATGTCGGCTCGCGAGCTCGCCGACGCAGAGTGCTCGTTCCTCGCACGAGTGGAGCGCTACTTTGCTGAGCTGGAGCCCATTCAAGCCGCTACAAGCCATTCATAGCCTGGATTTCCATTCATGGCTTGCGACAAAACCTATACACCCGTGCTCTGACCTGGTGCGTTTGCACTGGAACGTAGGCGGCCCGACCGGCCACGGTGTCTCAGTGTGTGTCTCACGAGTCTCACCCGCAGGCAGTAAAAAGGGGCCCGTGGGCCCCGGTGTTTATGATTCGAACTGGTGTTCTATTTCTAGGCAGTGGGCCAACAGATCCCCGAAAGGTCCATCAGCCAGAGCATCCCAAGCATCATCTGGCACGGTTTCCCGTAAAACCTTCAATTCTGCCTGCAATTCGTCAACCGCCTGGAGCACCCCTGAGAGTTTCTCCAATGTTGTAACGTAGTCTGTCGCCATGGGTGAGCGGATACAGTGGAACGTGGCGGAGTTTCCCCCACCACGTCTAATGTATAACGCTAGATAGCGCAATCGGCAGATTGTCACATAGTGTAACGTAGTGCAGACTAACTAGTCTGCCTGGATCGTTTCCGGGCCTTGCCAGCATCCCGCCTGGGGCGTCTTCCTGACGGCGCGGCGTTTTCGGTTTCCGCAGGTTGATTCTGTGGAATCTGTGGAGAATCACCTAAGACGTCTTGGACGGTCAAGGTCTGGTGGCTTACCCTGGCACGCTCGAGGACGGCTTCGAACCGCTCGGCCATCCTCAGACGTTCCTGGGCCGCTACCAGCGCAGGCAGGGTCTCAAGATGCCAGCGGCTGGCGCCAACCTTTGAGGCCTCGGCGCGGTTCTCGCTCAGCCACCCCAGCACAGAATCTGCGCAGGGATGGGTCTGGGCGAGCCAGAGCTTATCCTGCCACTCGATCACGAGACGGCGCTTAGCCTCCCTGGCATCGTCGCGGTTCTGGCGCCGTTCCCGTTGTGTTGTCCAGGATCCACCAGTCATGCCAGAACCTCCGCCATCCATGCCGCACACTGTGCCTGGCACGCTGCCACGGCATCAGGGGCCAGATCTTGCCTTTCGAAGGTCCCGCCTTCTAGGCAGAGACCCTCTCCCGCGGGTATTGCCTGGAACGTTGCCAGCCAGTAGGTGCTGCAAAGGATCCCCCCTTTGTATCGGAACTCGACAATGGGGTCAGGCTGGCCAGCTGGCAACCTGGGGATCGCTGCTATGTGCAGGGTAAGGATGGTTCCCTGCCTCGTGGTGATGTGCATGAGTCCTACCCAGGGTGTGGGTGATAGGGGTGTGCCCTTGCACAGTACCAGCAGACGCAAGCCAGCCGGACGGACTGTTAAGTGATACAACAACGGCAGCAGCGGGCGCGGTCTGGGGCCCATGATGTGGTCGGGCTAAAACCCTCCCACATCACAACCAACGATGGGACCATGAAAAATCGTTCAATTCACCCCGCAGAGTTTGCCGGTTGGCGCCCCAGCATGGTTGACGCTGCTCTCTGGGAGACCATTCTCTGGGCTAGCACTGATGACAACGGCGAACCGCTGGATAGGAACCACGATCTAAGCGCGGCATGGCGTGAGGACATACAGGCCCTGTCTGATCAGTTCTACGCTTGGCGCGATCTGGCCGATGGCTGTTTGCTTGAGTACGGCTTAGGAGAGCTGAGCCTTGAGGATCTCCTAGGCGACCGCATCGAGCACACCTACGTGCTGGTACGTGACGGCCACGGGGTCAGCATGACTGACTGCTGGAATCCTGGCATCGAGCATGACTGCCTAGAAACCATGCAAGAACTGGCGAGGGCTCAGGGCCCGATCGGCGCCTACGCCGGCGACGGTGGGCGCGTTTATCTGAGCTGGAGCTATTGACATCCGGCCGGATCCGGTTCTACACTCTCACACAAGCCCCACCTTTAGGCTCACATCATGGCAAACACTGACCTTTCTCTCTCCTACGATCAGGCCCGCGGGCTTATTGACGATCTGTGGGATTGGAGCACAAACTACCAGTTCCCCACGCCGGCTTCTCTGTTCCTTGACCTTATCGGCTACAGCGCAGACGAGTTTGGCGAGCCGCTTTGCAGCGACGGGGCGCCTAACCTCGGCTACCGCGAGCATCACCTCCTAGGCTGGGCCCTGCTGGCCTACGCTCACAGGCCGGCTGATGTGCTGAAGCGGGTGACCGAATTGATCACCGCTGAGCTGGAGGCTTGAGCCATACCGGGCCCGGCCACTGTGCCGGGCTTTTTGCTGCGCGGCCTGCGGCCGCTTGCAAAATGTGAAAGCGCGGAGGTTAGCATGGGTCCAGATAGCGTGGTGCTGAACCGTGTCCGAGACTGAAGGGATCGAAACCCCGAAACCCACCAACGTCTCGAACGATGAGACCAAAAGGTGGCGCGGAGGCAAAGGCTCCGAAGTGCGGATGGATGAGCGTATGAACTACGCCTATAGCCTTCTGCTGGAAGGAAACACTCGCCGCGCTAACGCCCAGCTCATCGCGGATCGTTTCGGGGTGTCAATTCGCACGGCCGATGCTGACATTAGCCGCGCTATGGAGATTCTCCGAACGGAGCAATCTGAATCGCGGGATTCAATCCTGAACCAAATCTTGGCGATGAGGCTTGCAACAGCAAAGCGAGCTATGAAGCGCGGAAACTTTCAGGTAGTGGCGCACTTGTTAGATTCGATCGGCCGGGCCGCAGGTGAACTGAGCCAGGAACAAGCCGCGCAAGCTGCGCCGACCCTGCAGATCACGGTGGAAGACAAGCGGCAAGCCTGAGCCCCTGCGGGTGTTACAAAGTGTGAACGCTGGAGCGCTGCACGCTCGCGGTTCCGTCTGTCATGTGCAAGAATAAGGGTGAGACAAGGGACATCCGCTCCCGCTCACCCTGCACCGATGATCGACCACACCGACACCATGGACGCGATCGCCGCCGAGCTTCACCGCTGGCAGCGTGACGGTAGACTGTCTGCCGCCGACTCGATGGTCCGCATCGCTGAGCTGCTGCACAATACGGGCCGCCTTAACGGCAGGCTGCCGCACTTTTACGCTCGCCGCGATTGGCGCGTGTTAGAGGAAGTCTGACCCATGCGCAACACCATCGCCGCGGTTCTGCTGATCACAGCCTGTAGCACCGCTAGTCTGCCCCTTGCCGCAGCTTGCGCCGTCGCCGGCCTTGCCGCGCTGCTGCCGGCCCTTTAAGCCGCCGCTCAGCCGATCCGGCAGCTTAGCCTGCGAGGCTAGTACATCCGAACCACTCCCCAGCCGGGGGGTAGGTTCGGTTTTTAGGCGCGGCAAACGTGGCGCAGGGAACCTACTGACATATCCTCAATTTCTTCTCCTGTATCACACCGGGGGCAGTGTTGCAATTCCTGTAATACCCTAGAAGGTACCCCCAAAACCACAAATGCCCGATTCTGCTGGTGCGCTAACACTGAGATACGCCCAGGGCGAGGTATTTTCCAGCCGCAAACGCTTCAGAGTACTGGTAGCCGGCCGCCGCTTCGGAAAAAGCTACCTCTCATGTATCGAATTGCTGCGTGGGGCGATCGAGCGACCGGGCGAAACATTCTTCTACGCGGCCCCTACATACCGGATGGCGAAGGACATCGCCTGGAAAGTGATGAAAAAGCTCGTCCCCAAGGCCTGGATCAAGAGCAAAAACGAGACCGACCTCAAGATCGAGCTGGTGAACGGCAGCACGATTGAGCTAAAAGGCACCGAAAACGCCATGGCCCTACGCGGCCGAAGCCTCGCTGGCGTGGTCCTCGACGAAGCCGCCTTCATGGACGCCGAGGTCTGGTTCGAGGTCATCCGCCCCGCCCTCGCCGACAAACAGGGCTGGGCCCTCTTCATCTCCACCCCGGACGGCACCGCCAGCTGGTTCTACGACCTCTGGTGTTACTGCGAAAACGACGACCCGGACTGGAGCCGCTGGCAATTCACCACCATCGAGGGCGACAACGTCCCCCCAGAGGAAATCGAGGCCGCCCGCGCCCAACTCGACGCCCGCACCTTCCGCCAAGAATTCGAGGCCAGCTTCGAGAACCTCTCCGGCCTCGTCGCCATCAGCTTCGCCGACGACAACATCGACAAGCTGGTCCAAGACCTCCCAGTCCTCCCCCTCCTCCTAGGCGTCGACTTCAACATCGACCCCATGTCCGCCGTCTGCGCCGTCAAAAAAGGCGACGTCCTCTGGATCTTCGACGAGGTCATCATGACCGGCGGCGCCACCACCTGGGACCTCTGCGAAGAAATCCAGTCCCGCTTCGGCGTGGAACGCCGCATCATCGCCTGCCCCGACCCCACCGGCGGCGCCCGCAAAACCTCCGGCGTCGGCGCCACCGACCACAACATCCTCCGCAAATCCGGCTTTACGGTCTCCAGCCCCCGCTCTCCCTGGAAAATCCGCGACAAAATCACCTGCGTCAACACCGCCCTCCTCGATGCCTCTGGAACCCGCCGCCTCTTCATCCACCCCCGCTGCAAAGAACTCATCAAATCCCTCCGCACCCTGACCTACGCCCCCGGCACCGGCCTCCCCAACAAAAACCTCGGCGTGGACCACGCTTTCGACGCCCTCGGCTACCTTTGCCTCCAAACTTTCAACCTCGCCAAACCAGAATCCCTCGGCAAGACCAACTATCGTGTGTGGTAACCCACCTGGGACGTTATGGCCGCCAAAAAACCCACCAAGGCCCAGAAAAAAGTCTCCAAAGTCATGCGCGAGTACGGCAAAGGCGAACTCCACTCGGGCAGCAAAAAAGGCCCCGTGGTCAAATCCCGCAAACAAGCCATCGCCATCGCCCTCTCCGAGGCTGGAATGTCCATGCCCAAGAAAAAACCCACCAAAAAAGGTAAAAAATAATGGCTAAACCCGGTCTCTACGCCAACATCAACGCCAAGCGCAAGCGCATTGCTGCCGGAAGCGGCGAAAAAATGCGCAAACCTGGCTCCAAAGGCGCCCCCACCGCCGCCGCCTTCAAAGCCTCAGCCAAAACCACCAAAAAACGGGGTAAATAATGCCCTCCGCCAACGAAAGGCTCCAAAGCTACGAAACAATCACCTTCGACACGCTAACTTCCCCTGGAACTAGCGAAAGTGCCATCGGCTACTCCGCCTCGGCCATCAGCTTCCAGGTCGAAGTCAGCGGCATCGGCACCAACGTGATTATTCGCCTGGAAGGCAGCCTCACTGGCGTCAACTACTACAACCTAAACACCAACGGCGACATCACCCTGACCGCCAACGGCACCTACGGCTACTTCCTAAACGCGCCAGGCAAATTTGTGCGCGTCCGCCTAGTCAGCTCCCTCGGCGGCACTCCCTCCATCACCACCTACGCCGAGGCCATCTAATGGACTTACTCGTCCACGCTCCCTCAACTGCTGTCACCCTAACCAGCAGCGACGTTGCCTCTGGAGCCACGGACGCCTTCGGCCGCCTCCGTACAGCAGCCCCCCTCACTCTTTTCGACTCCAGTCACCGCTACAAGGACAACGGCCTCTGGGCCACATCCACCGCAACCGGCGGCACCTCAACCTTCGACGCCAACGCCGGCCTCGTCAACCTCGCCGTAACCACCAGCTCCGGCTCCGAGGTAATCCGCGAAACCACAAAATGCTTCTCCTACCAGCCAGGCAAATCCCTGCTGGTGATGTCCACTTTTGCGATGAGTCCGGCCAAAACCGGCCTCCGCCAGCGCGTCGGCTACTACGGTGCCGCCAACGGCATGTACCTCGAACTCGCCAACAGCGCCCTCTCCTTCGTCGAACGCAGCTTTTCCACCGGCTCCCTCGTCGAAACCCGCATCCTCCAGTCCGCCTGGAACATCGACCCCATGGATGGCACCGGCCCATCCAAACTAACCCTTGACATAAGCAAATCCCAAATTATATGGATGGACGTCGAATGGCTTGGCCTTGGAACTGTCCGCCTCGGCTTCATCATTAACGGCAAATTTGTCCACTGCCACTCCTTCCACCACGCCAATCTAATCACTTCTACCTATATAACTACCGCTTCACTCCCCCTTCGCTACGAAATCACAAATACTGCCTCCACAGCAAGCACCAGTACCCTTAAACAGGTCTGTTCAACTGTACTTTCCGAAGGCGGTTACGAACTCCGCGGCCTCCAACAAGCCATTGGCACAACAATAACTTCGCCTCACGCGCTAGCCACAGCAGGCACATACTACCCAATCATCTCTTTACGCCTCAAATCAACCGCATTAGATGCGATTGTAATCCTTACCGCCTTATCCGTACTGGCCGCTTCAGCCAACGTAAACTACAACTGGCAAGTAGTTGCTTCTGCCACAACCACCGGAGGCACGTGGACAAGCGCCGGCACCGATTCCAGCGTCGAATACAACCTGACCGGAACAGCAACAACCGGCGGCCGCATCCTCGCCCAAGGCTATTTCAGCTCCACCAACCAGAGCACAGCCTCCGTGGACATCCTCAAAGAAGCGCTGTTTAAATTCCAGCTGGAACGCAATGGCCTCACAGCAACCCCCTACGAGCTAAGTCTTGTTGTCACTGCCAGCGTGGCAACGTCTAACGTACACGCATCCATGGATTGGGAGGAAATCAGCCGCTAATGGCCATCCAAACAATTAACGGCGGCTGCGTCCAGATCGACATCGACGCAGAAGAGGGCCTCACCCACGCCACCTTCGTCTTCAAAACCCCCTCCCTCCCCGAAACCCTGGGCGGCTTCGTCACGATGCTTGCCCACGGCATCGAAATCCTGGTACCCCTCCCCGACCCCGACGACGAGGAACCCGAAGATGACGATTGAGTACCGCGGCGAACGCTTCGAGGGCTACAACAAACCCAAGCGCACCCCCAACCACCCAACCAAATCCCACGCCGTCCTCGCCAAAGAGGGCAGCACTATCAAACTCATCCGCTTCGGCCAACAGGGCGTATCTGGCTCACCACCACGAAAAGGAGAATCAGCAGCAGACCAGGCCAGACGGGCATCATTCAAAGCAAGGCACGCCAGTAACATTGCCCGTGGCAAGATGTCTCCGGCGTACTGGGCGGACAAGACGAAGTGGTGACACGCTCCTGCGCGTGAATCCAATCTTTCAACTCCGCCACATACCACCGCAAATCCTGCGCCTTCGCCGCGTGCCATCCACTCCCACTGGAGCGATATAACTCCTCGTGTCTATCAATCGCATCCAGGCACTGTTTAATCAGCGCGTTCCACGGGCCCCGCACAGGCGTATCCCACTCACGCACGGATCACCTCTCGACAGCTAGTGCCAAAATAGGTACAAAGTAGGAGTCCAGCCGTGGTCTACAGCGCCAACATCCCGCCCACTGGCGCTGTAGTCAGCGAATCCCCATTTGTCCGCAGCCTCGACGTCATCGCCATGATGCCGGACTGGGCCGTCATGGCCGCCGTCACCCGCGGCACCAACTACCTACGCGACCTCAGCGAAACCTACCTCCCCCAAGAACCCCGCGAAGACGAGGACGCTTACCAAACCCGCGTGGACCGCAGCGTCCTCAGCCCCTACACCAGCCGCCTCATCGAAACCGCAGCTGGCGCCATCCTCCGCAAACCCATCCACATCGAAGGCGACCAATACTGGCTGGATCTCGCCCAGAACATCGACGGCCTCGGCTCGAACATCAACGAATACGCCCGCCGCGCACTGGTCAGCAGCCTCACCTACGGCCACAGCGCCATCCTCGTCGACTACCCGGCCGCCGCCGCAGTCCTCAACCTGGCCGAAGAACGCGCCCTGGGCCGCCGCCCCTACTTCGTCCACGTCGACGCCCCCCAAATCTGGGGCTGGCGCAAAGAACCCGTCACCAACCGTCTCCTCCAGGTCCGCATCCACGACTACGACGTCCGCCCCCTCAACGACTTCGGCGAAGAACAAGTCGAGGAAATGCGCGTCATCTACCCAGGCCGCTACGACCTCTACACCCTCGGCCAAGACGTCGTCGAATTCACCTCCAGCGGCGGTTACAGCCTCACCGAAATCCCCCTGGTCCCCATCTACAGCAACCGCCGCGGCCTGCTCATTTCCCAGCCCCCGCTGCTGGACATCGCCAACCTCAACATCACCCACTACCAACGCCAGGCCGACCTCATCCACGCCCTCCACATCGCCGCCATGCCCACCCTCGTCCTAGAGGGCTGGGACGACACCACAGGCAGTGCCACCATGGGCGTCAACTACGCCATCGCCATGCAACCCGGCAACAAGGCGTACTACGTCCAAGCCGACGCCACCAGCTTCGACGCCCAAATGGCCGAGCTGGAATCTTTGGCATCCCAAATGTCCACCCTCGGCGTCACCAAACTCTTCGGCCAAAAATTCGTCGCCGAATCCGCCGAGGCCAAGCGCATCGACCAGGCCCAATCCAACAGCGTCCTCTCCATCATCAGCCAAGAACTGGAGAGCGCCCTCAACCAAGCCTTCGCCTTCGCCGCCCAATACGTCGGCATGGAACCCCCCGAAATCACCATCGACCGCGACTTCGACTACTACCGCCTGATCGGCCAAGACGTCGCCGTCCTGACCCAACTCAACGCCTCCGGCAAAATCAGCGACGCCATGCTGCTGGAGATCCTCCGCCGCGGCGAAGTCCTCCCCGACAACATCAACATCGAAGACGAACTGGAAGCCTCCACCACCAACGCCCTGGCACTACCCGAAACCGCCGAAAACA